CTCAGGAGGGCATCGTGAGCGTTGTTGAGGTGGGCCCGGAGGGCTGGGTGCCCGGCCGAGGCGACTACGGCAGTGAATACTCCTCCGACCTCATCGAGATCATCGAGGCCCACAACTGCATCAAAGGCTGCGCGCACTCCGGCACCGACCATGACCGGGAAGAATTCGGGCCGGGCGGGAACTGCCACACGCTGGCCGTGGTCAGCATGGGCGACCAGGAAACCCCGATCCCCGAACTCGACCCGACCCCCGACGGCCCGATCTGCCGACGACGGCAGGACCCGGCAACGGCTGGGATGGAACCGCTGTTCGAGGTGGGCGGATGAGCAGGCTCATGTCCGTGGCCCTGACCGAACAGGCCGTCGTGGAACGCCGGAAGACCGTAACTCGCCGCCTCGGATGGTGGGAGACCAAGAACGGTCGCCGAATACTCAAGCCCGGCGACCACCTCACCCTGTGCCGGAAAGTGATGGGCCGCAAGCCCGGTGAGCCACTGGTCCGGCTCGCTGAGGTCGAGATCGTCGACATCCGCAGAGAACAACTCGACGCGATCACCCCGGCCGACGTCCGCCGAGAGGGCTTCGGCCTAACGACGGAACTCCACCCTGCGGACGCTCGATGGTTCGTCGACTTCTTCACCCACGAGATGCGGTGCGCGCCCGACACTGAAGTGACCCGGATCGAGTGGCGGTACCTGGACGAGCGGGCGGCAATCGCTGCGAGCCGACCGGGGCACGTCCCGGCTGACATCGGCTGCGAGATGTGCGGCACCTGCCTCGGCTGTGATGGGTGTGCCGACCCGGACAACCCGATCGACCTCGCCCGTGGCGATTGCGAGATGTGCGGCACCTGCGCGCCGTGCATCGCTGAATGCCGGGCGTTGCGATGATCGCCGCCGCCGACGAGCTGCTGCTCGACACCCCTCAGGCCGTCCGCCGCCTTGGGCCGCGCCCGGCGCGCCTCACCGCCGAGCAGCTGGCGGATCTCGTGGAGGACGCCGAGTGGATGCTCAGCCAGGGCGGCGGATGGCGGCAGGCTCTCGATCGATTCGGACGGACGGCCGGGCAGCTGGACTACCTCCTCAGGCGCGCCCGCAGAGCGGACCTGATTCGCTCGCTGAAGGCGGCGGACCGCAGATGACGAACACCGCTCGCGAACTGCTGAAGCAAAACCGAAGCAAGTGCTCAAGCAAAACCGAAGCAAGTGCTACAGCAGGTGCTATAGCGGGTGCTTCAGAAAGTGCTGGAGCATTGCTAAAGCACCTGCTTCAACCCGAAAAACTGTGGCCCACAGGGCAACTGGACGGACGCTTGCAAGTAGGGCAGGGTTCGCCGAACCTTCCAATCCATGAAAGAGGTGACGGCCCCATGACGTGGTTCAAGGTGGACGACGGGCTGTGGGGTCACCCGAAGTGGCTTGCCACCCCAGCCTCCGCCCGGGGCCTGTGGGTCACTGCCGGGTCGTGGTCGGCCGCGAACCTCACCGATGGGCGGATTCCCCGTCATGTCTTGCCGTCGCTGGGCGGAAAGCCACGGGACGCGGAGGCTCTCGTCAAGGCCGGTCTGTGGATCGAGCGACCCGGCAACGGATGGGCGTTCCACGAATGGAACCAGCCCGGCCGCCAGCCCACCAAGGAGTCGGTCCTGGCCGACCGTGAAGCCGCCGCCGAGCGCCAGCGTCGGGCCCGCGAGAAGGCCGCCGAGAAGAAGGCTCAGGAGGAAGCGTCACGGGTGCAGTCACGGCGTGACTCACGGCGTGACGGCCAACCGGGTCCCGACAGAATCCCGACAGAATCTGAACAGACGGCGACAAAATCCCGACAGAACGACGTGAGTTTGCAGAGTGTTGATATGTCTGTGGATAACTCGCTGACCAGCGATGACGATCAGATGTCACGCCGTGACTTCGCCGGTAGTCACGGTCCCCCCGACCCGACCCGACCCGACCTTAAGAACAAACCCCTCCAAGACCTGGTCTGTCGTCGTCTGTTTGGTGACGCGCGAAAAGCGACGACGGACGACAGCCGAGCCGATCTGTGGCAACTGTGGGCCGAAACCGCCGGGTCCGGTGTCGATCTCGAAACCGAGCTCAGGGCCTGGTTGATCCACAACGGCGACACCGACCTGCGGAATCCCGGCGGCGCACTGCTCGGCTGGCTGCGCACCGCCGCGAAACGTGCCTCGATTCCGGCATTGCCGGGCTGCGATCGGTGCGTTCGGGGGTGGCTGCCGGACGAATTCGGGCAGCCGTCTGCCAGCCGATGCGTCGCGTGCCGGTCGCATCTTCAAGCCGTGGGTGCCTCATGACCGCCCGCCCCGATCCCCTCGACGCCGTTCGCGCTCTCGGAGTCGATGTCTCCGAAACGTGGGACTACGACAGCGCCCGAGCCAATGCCGTCGAGAACATCACCCGGATGCGCCGCGAGGACGGGGCGATCTTCCGCCAGGCACGCCGGATGGCGTTCGACATGCGCGCCGAGCTCGGCGAGGACCTTCCGGGCATCCCTTCGGAGCTGGTCGAGAAGATCACGATCACGCTGCTGGCGAAGGTCCTCGCCCTAGCTGTCGGGCAGGGCGCTGACCCGCTGCCGGTCCTCGCGGCCGGTGCGGTCGCGACTCTGGCCGTCCTCGATGAGTTCTGGAGCCCGTCATGACCGCCGCCGACCTGCCCCCGAACCGCGCCCACCTGGCCGCGATGCTGAAGGTTTTCGCCCTCAGCCCAACCCATTTCGGTCACGCCGCCCGCCGCGAACTGATCGAGTACATCGGGATCGCCGAGGACGCGATCGAGCATCAGGCGGCGATGCTGCACGCCGACGCCGCCGAGCTCGCCAACCGTCACCGCGTCCGCCGCGAGCTGGTCGACAGCATCGACGGACTCGCCGCCGACAACGCACGCCTCAAGGCCCAGAACGTCGCCCTGGCCGAGCTCGCCAAGAAGGCGCTCGACGCCCTGGACGCCGGCCAGCAGGACGACGGCGAAGCCATCAGCATCATCCGCGCCGCACTGGAAGGCACCTCATGACCGCCGTCGTGTTCCTCGACACCGAGACCACCGGACTCAACCCGCTCACCGATCACGTGTGGGAGGTGGCCGCACTGCGCTGCGAACTCGGCCAGCCCGCCGAGGCGCTGCACTTCCTCGTCGACAACGCGCCGCCCGGAGACGAATACCTGGCAAGCAAGTTCGCTGCCGACTACCGGGCGAGGTACAACCCTGAGCGGGCGGTAGTCCGTGCGGTCGCCGCCACCCGCTTGCGGGACATCTTCCGGGGTCGGGCTCACATGGTCGGCGCGGTGCCGTCCTTCGACGCCGAGCGCCTCGGCGTGATGCGCCGCCTGGCCGGGTTCGACGAGCCCGACCCGTGGCACTACCACCTGATCGACGTCGAGATCCTCGCGGTCGGCTACCTGCGCGCCAAGCGGAAGTTCGGCGCCTACCGGCCCGGGCAGATCGAGGAGGCGCTGGCCCTCCCGTACGACTCCAACCTCGTCTCGCGCGCCGTCGGCGTCGAGCCGGACGAGTTCGACCGGCACACCGCGATGGGCGATGTTCTGTGGGCCAAGGCGATCTACGACGCGGTGATGGGCGCATGAGCCATGACCTGACCGGCGCTGTGATCGTCGCTGTCACCTGGCTGGGCTGGTGGCTGGCCGATCGGCTGGACCCGATCCCCGCACGCTGGATGGCGTCCTGGGCGGCCTTCGTCTGGTTCTGGGCCGTCGTCGACCTGCTGGCCACGGACAAGCAGCTGACCTTCGTCACCGAGGGCGCGTTCGCCGCCTGGCTGGCCTACCACGCGTGGAAGCGCCGTAAACCCCGCCAGCGTAAGCCGTCCAAGGCCCTGGGCATGGTGCGGGACCTTGGGCACCGGCTGGTCGTGACCAGCTCATGAGCCGGTTGATGTCCGTGGCCCTGACCGAACAGGCTGTGGTCGAGCGCCGGAAGACCGTGACCCGCCGCCTCGGATGGTGGGAGGACAAGAACGGTCGCCGAATACTCAAGCCCGGCGACCACCTCACCCTGTGCCGGAAAGTGATGGGCCGTCGGTCAGGCGAGCCGCTGATCCGCCTGGCAGAGGTCGAGATCGTCGGCATCCGCCGGGAGCGGCTGAATGCCATCGACGATTACGACGTCGTCCGCGAGGGCTTCCCGGGTCGCGACGCCGCGTGGTTCGCCGACTTCTTCACCCACGAAATGCGCTGCCCCGCCGACGTCGAACTCACCCGCATCGAGTGGCGCTATCTGGAGACCTCATGAGCATCAACGCACCGGGCGAAGGCCCCTCGATCAGCAGGCAGGCCAACCGATACTTCACCGCCGTCTACGGCCCGGACTGGGTCTACAAGGCGCCCGAACAGTTCCCCAACCTGGTCGAACAATGGATCTGGGCGCTCGCCGCCGGTGACCTCGACCTCTCCGAAACCGTCATGGCGAAGCTCGAAACGATGGCAGCGGAGGCGAAACGGTGAGCGACCCGTGCCCGTTGCGCCGGTGGTGCAGCTGCGGGTTCGCCCGGTGCGAGAGCACACCCCGCGAGCCGGAACCGCCCGAGCTCCACCCGACCCGGCGCGATCTCGACCGGATGGAGGGCCCGTGACGGGCGACGGCGAACACCCGTACAGGGCGGCCCTGAAGCGGGACCTCGACGCACTCACCGACGAAATGCTCGGCCAGCTCGACGAGGGCTTCGAACTGCCCTTCGACGAGGAGGTCCTCGACCGGGCCGAACGCCGTGTCACCTACCGCCGCGCGGCGGAGCAGGCTCGCGGCGAGGGCCACCGGATCACGGCGTGGATGATCCGGAGGCTGATCCGGTGACCGCCGACATCTGCGCCGTCCGCTGCGAACGCACCGCCACCCACGGCCTCCTCTGCTCGGAGCATGGGGTGAGGCTTGCTGATCACTACGGCGCCAGAGAAGGCCTCGGCACACCCGGCCGGATCATCCACGGCCTGCCCTGGTGCTACGACCACATCCAGCTGGCCTACCCCAGCCTGGCCGGCTGGTCCGGTGGAAACCGCGACTCAGGCGACATCGACGACGCCGAAGCCGAGAAACTCAGCGCGGTGATCGTGCTGCGGCAGGACATCCACGACTACCTGGCAGCCGTCGTCGCCGACCTGGCCGAGAGGCTCGGTCGCCACGGCCCACCAGCGGCCCCCACGCAGCGCCTCGCCGTCCAGCGCACCGCCCGGTGGCTCCTGGCCCACATCGAGCCGTTGCGGGCCGGGCAGGGCATCGGGGACGCCGCCGACGAGGCCGTGGCCACGCTGGTTGAGGAGGCTGACGGGCTGGCCTCGAGGGCTCATGCGCTCGCGCCGTGGCGGGAGGCGCCGTCCAAGCTGAAGCACATCCCCTGCCGGTGCGGTTCGGTGGGCACCGTCTACGACTTCGGTGACGTCAGACGTTGTTGGCGGTGTGGGGCCAACTACGACGAACTCCACTGGAAGGCCCTCATGAAGGTGCTCGCCCACCGGTTCAGCGACCAGGAAGGACAGACTGCATGAGCATGTTCGACACCTACCCGCCTGGCATCTGTGCTCGTCCGGGCTGTGGTTGGCCCGCCGCAGCGCACACGATCCAGAACCAGCAGGGACGCAACATCCCCATGCACCGATTCGAGCCTCCAGCCGAGCGCGTGAGCGAGCGCGGACCCCACGCAGAAGACCATCAATGCAGAGAGCTGAGCTGCTGTTGGTGCCACCAGCCCTATGCAGTGTGGTTCGCAGACAACGACCTGTGGAATCAGGTGATGCGCCTGCCGGACGGCACGGACGTCATCCCCTTCGCCTGCCCGCGATGCTTCCTGTTGCACGCCGAAACCGTGGTACCCGTTGCGCGAATCAGTCGACCGGGAGTCAGGCTCGTCGAGGAGAGCGACGAGGAGGCCTGGTGAGTGATGCCCTGCCCGAGATCAGCGAGACCTGCCGGTGCGGGTCCTCCACCAAACTCCGGAGAGTGAGCACATGACGTGCATCGTGGCCGTCACCGACGGCCAGCAGGTGACGATGGGCGGCGACTCAGCCGGATCGAACGGCTGGACGATGCAGGTCCGATCGGACACGAAGGTGTTCATCCTCGGCCCGTACGTGCTCGGGTTCACGAGCTCGTTCCGAATGGGCCAGTTGCTGAGGTACTCGCTGACCATCGGCGCGCCGGACACATGGGATGTCGACCGGTTCATGGCCACGACGTTCATCGACGCCGTTCGCTCAACGCTGAAGGAGGGCGGGTTCGCCACGACGAAGGACGGCGGCGAGGTGGGTGGGACATTCCTTGTCGGTGTCGCCGGGCGGTTATACGAGATCGGCAGCGACTATCAGATCGGGTACATGGTCGCCCTCGGTGCCCTGCACGCGATGAGTGCGGTGACGGATCTGGCACCCGCCGAGCGCGTCACTCGTGCCCTTGACGCCGCTGCGGATCTGACTGCCACCGTGCGCGGCCCTTACTCGGTGGTCCAGGGCGAACCTACGGCCACCGGTGCATGAGCGCCGACGAGGTCCGGTTCCGGGACGTGCCCAGCCCGACCGGTGCCGGTGCGGCGGTGACCGGGTCGGCGGGGCCTACGTCTGGTCAACCGCATACCGATATCACGTACGGGACGAGCTGAAGTCTAGCTAGCTGGCACCATTGGTGGGGTGACGCTCACCAGCACCGAAGCAGCCGAGGCGCTCGGGATCACCACGAGCGGGCTGCGCACACTGGTGCAGAAAGGGCGCATCACACCGATCAGGCCAGGCGCGCACCTCGGCCTTGGGCGACCCGAGCTGACGTTCCACGCCAAGGACGTCTACGACCTGCAGGTGCAGCGCAGGACCAAGGCCGAGGTGGCCTGGCAGGAGGCGCTGTGGGCTGCTGTCGATCAGGTTGTTGTTGCTGGTCACACGCTGTGAGACGATCACCCCACAACAGCGCTGCCCGGGTAACAGAACCGGAGCGCATCCAAGGCCCCCGATCTTCGGATCTGGGGCCTTTCGCATTCCTCTCGCATGGGCATTCTGCCCGCGAAGAATCCCGGCACCTGCGTGAACAGGCCCGGGCTTGGCCAACCTGACTAGAGGTCGACATGGGAAACATTAAGCCGCACAACCTTGTCAGCGCAGGCCAGCAGTTCGGCTGGCTGACGGTGCTTGACCCTGGCCTGCATCTGCCGCCATTGCCGAGCCAGGCCAGCAAGGGTTGGGCGGGCCATCGCGCTGCGCTCTGCCGGTGCATCTGCGGCAATCAACATCTGACCCGGTGGGGCACCCTTACGCGAGGTCAGGCCATCTCCTGCGGCTGCTACCAACGGAAACTGGCCGCCCAGAAGGCCGCACACCTTGGTGAGATTCTCACCACCCACGGGCTCAGCGACCACCCGCTGTACCCAACCTGGACCGGGATCATCCGCCGATGCACCAACCCACAGTCGCGCAGCTACCGGAATTATGGCGCTCGCGGGATCGGGGTGCATTCGGCCTGGTGCGCCGATCCAACGCAGTTCATCGTCTATGTCGTCACGACACTCGGGCCTCGCCCACAAGGCCGCACCCTGGATCGCATCGACAATGACGGGAACTACGAACCGGGAAACCTGCGATGGGCGACGGCCTCCGAGCAGAACCAGAACAAGCGGACCAAGGCGGCTTAGGCGTGGTTCGGCGAGCAAACAAGGGGACGGATCCAAGACTCCAGTCCGCATCATGGCGGGCCATCGTCCTCTACTGGCAGCAGCAGAAGTCGCCCTATTGTCAGGCCGCTCGGTGCCTGCTGCCCGGCCTGCCCATCCGCTACCAGGGCCGCCGCGGGCCGGACAGCTTGGACGTGGGGCACATCGTGTCGAGAGACCGGGATACCCGCACGACATGGACAATCGGCGACACCAGGCCCGAACACAGCAGGTGCAACCGCAGTGCGGGCGCAAGTGCGGGCAACCGCAAGCGTGGCCAGGTGAGAACCGCTCTCAAGACGATGAGGGTCGGGCTCGACACATCGCGCGCATGGTGACTGCATCGTTGCAGGTCAGAGGCATGGTCGGTTTTTAAGATCAAGCCTCCCCCGACCCCGCCATTGCGACCGGCTGTCTCTCCCCGCACGTCGTGCTGCACTGTCGCGTCACGGTGGGGGCGCCCTGGGGGTGATCTGGGATGGCCACCGTGACGAGGATGTGCCCGAAGACGCGGAAGGGCTGCGGCAGGCGATTCAAGGTGTCGGCCCAATCGCGGCGGGAGTTCTGTGAGGAGTGCCGGCCGCCGCGGCTCAAGGCGGGCGCGATCCGGGGCGAGCGCCCACCCGGTGATGAGTTGCCGGGCGGCGGTGAGCTGGAGTCGGCGGTCCGGAACGAACTGGCACGCGCGGATCGGCTCGAGACGTGGCGCGGCGCCGCGGCGGCGCGGATCGCCCGCGAGTGCGATACGGCGACTGGCTCTCAGGTGTCGAGCCTGATCAGGCAACTGGAGGCGGCGATGGTGGCCGCGCTTGACGGAGTTCCGCCGGAGCCTGATTTCGTGGACGAGATCGCCGCGCGGCGGGCGTCGCGGACGGCATGAGCGCGCCGACCCTGGACGGCGTGCGGTGCGCGCCGGCGTGCCTCCATGAGCCGCCCGGTCGTGCCGGCAGTTACGGGGACGACGTCGCGGAGATCGCGGAGCGGATCGGCCGGCCGATGGTCCCGGAGCAATTGGCCGCGGTCGACGTGCTGATGGCGCATGACCGGCGGGGCCGATTTCTGTCGATCGAGGCCGGGATAGAGGGCCCCCGCCAAACGGTCGGGAAGTCCGGCGGGATCATGCTGCCGATCGCGTTGTGGACGGCGCTGACGGATCCGGACGACATCACCTGGACCGCGCACCTTGCGGAGACGTCGCTGAAGCAGTTCGCGGATCTGTGCGGTGAGGATCCGGACGATGAGGCGGGCCTGATCAACTCGTGCGACTGGCTGCGCCGGCGGGTGCGGAAGATCAGTTACGAGAACGGCTCCGAGGGCGTCAGCTTCGTCAACCACGCGCACATCGGATTCAAGGTGCGTTCTCCCGGCCGGGGCCGCGGAATGTCCGGCAACACGATCATCGATGACGAATTCCTGTTCATGACGGCCGCGCAGGTGGGTGCTCAGGCGCCGGTGCTGGCCACCCGGTCGCTACACGGGAACGCTCGGGCGTACCGGGCGTCGAGCGCGGCCGGCAAGAAGAGCGACGTGCTGCGGGCGTTGCGCCGGCGGGCGGTCACCGGGGATCCGACGCTCACCTACGTCGGGTGGTGGGCGGCCGGCGGGTGGGAGCATCCGGGCTGCGCGTCGCCGCTGTGTTCGCATGAGCTCGGCTCCGTCGGTTGCGCGCTGGATGATGAGGATCTGCTGCGCACGTGCAACCCACTGATCGACCGGCTCGTGTCGATGGACTTCCTCCGGTCGATGCGGGCAGGGATGACTCCGCTGGAGTACGGCAGGGAGTTCCTGGGGTGGCAGGAGGAGCCGGACGGTGCCGGTAACCCGCCGATCACTGTCGCCGACTGGCGTAACCAGATCGATCCGAACTCGGCGATCGTCGCCGAGGCCCCGATCGTCATCTCGGTGGAGATTCCGCTGTCCAGGAAGTCGACGGCGATCGGTGTGGCCGGCTGGCGCGAGGACGGCGGCGCGCACGTGGGCCTGATCGAGTACCTGCCGGGTGTGGACGGCGCACTGGCTCGGATCCTCGAACTCGCGGGATCGCACACGCTGCACAAGGTGAAGCGGGGCAAGAGCCTGCACCCGGCAATCATCATCGACCCGACGTCCCCGGCGGGGATGCTCGTCGACCCGCTGCGCAAGGCGGGGTTCGACCCGGTGCTGATGACCGCAGGCGAGGTCGGCGCGTCGTGTGCGGGCCTGCAGGACGCCCTGACCGAGCACACCGTCTGGCATCGCGGTTCGGCCCTGGTGGATGTGGCGATCGAGGGCGCGGTGCGCCGGGACCTGGGTGACGGCAACTGGGCGTTCGGCCGGCGCAAGTCGGCGGGGGCCGGTGTGGACGTGGCCCCGGTCGTGGCGCTGGTCCAAGCCCGGTGGGGCCTGACGGTGGCGAAGAAGTCGTACAACCTCCTCGATTCCTTCCACTGAGATCGGGGGTGCGGTCCGTGCGCGACATGGCGACGAACCTCCTGGACGTGCTGGGGCTGCTGCTCCTGGCCGCAGGCGCGGGTGCGTTCGCATACCAGTTCATCGGCTGGGCCTCGCTCGCCGTGGCCGGCGTGGTGGTGCTGGCCGGCTCGGCGTTCGCCGACTGGCAGACCCGCCCACCTCGTGATCCGAAGCCGGGGGGCCAGTGAGTCTCTTCGGGCGCCAGGCCCGGTTCTTCGGGATCTCCGGCGCACAGGACCTGATCCCGTACCGATCGGCGCCGTCGAGCACTGGTTCGGTGCACGTGTCGCCGGATTCGGCGATGCGCCATTCGGCGGTGTGGGCATGCCTGCGGTTGCGGGCGAACCTGGTTTCGACGCTGCCGGTGGATGTGTTCCGCCGGGTGGGTGGGATCCAGGTGGAGATGCCGAAGCCACCGGTGCTGATCTCCCCGGGCGGCAACCGGGTCGGCATGGCCGAGTGGATGTACTCCTCTCAGGTCGACCTGGACCGTTCGGGCAACAGTTTCGGGCTGATCACGGAGCGCAACGCGGCGAGGCTGCCGTCGCGGATCGAGCTGCAGTCGATCTCCGGCTGCTCGGTGCGTGAGCGGGACGGCGTGCTGACGTACCGCATCCAGGGTGTGGAGTACCCGGAGGAGCAGGTCTGGCACGAGAAGCAGTACACGATCTCGGGCCTGCCAGTCGGCCTCTCACCGGTCGCCTACGCGGCGTGGTCGATCGGGCAGTACCAGAGCGCGCAGCAGTTCGCGGTCGACTGGTACGGCTCGGGTGGGATCCCGAAGGCGATGCTGCGCAACACCGAGGAGACGATCGACGCCAAGGTCGCTCTGGAGATGAAGTCCCGCTTCAAGGCGTCCGTCGAGGCCCGGGACGTGTTCACCACGGGCAAGGACTGGGAGTACACCCCGATCCAGGCCGAGTCGGTGGGCGCGGACTGGCTGGAGGCGCAGAAGTACGGCATCGGCGACGTGGCCCGGTTCTTCGACTGCCCCGGCGATCTGATCGATGCCGCCGTCCAGTCGGGGAACATCACCTACGCCAACGTCACCCAGCGGAACCTGCAGTTCCTGATCATGCACCTGGGTCCGGCGATCGTGCGGCGCGAACTGGCGCTGAGCACCCTGCTGCCGCAGCCGCGGTTCGTGAAGCTGAACACGGGCGCCCTGCTGCGGATGGACCCGCAGACGCAGGCGCTGGTGATGAAGACGCAGATCGACTCCCGGACGCTGACACCCGATGAGGGCCGCGAGTTCTACGACCGGCCGCCGCTGACCGAGGACCAGATGGCCGGGTTCGATCGGCTGTTCTCGAAGGTTCAGGCCGGGGCCGCACAGCCTCCCGCGATGGATGGAGCGACACAATGACCGATGTCCCGAG